ATGTTGACGCAGTTAAAGAACGTATTAGTACAGTTAAGAAAACAATCGAGTCATTGCAAAAGCCAAAGTTTTATGCAGAAACATTTGCAGCATATGCTAAGCCAATGATGGAAGATGTGCCTACAGACGTTGCAGAAAATTGGATTGATCAACTTACTATCAAGCAGTTCAACGAAGAACTAGCAGATGTATTCCCATACATTTATAATCTAGTAAGTGAAGCAACTAAAGCAAAATCACTAGGACCAGAAGATTTAGAAGAAGTAGCAGGACCAGACAATTGCTGGCCCGGTCACAGAAAAGTCGGTACTAAACCCGGCACAGGTAAAAATAAAGGCAAGCGTGTAAATGATTGTGAAAAGATTCCAGAAGAAATTGCACTAGAGCAAGGCTTTGAAGAAATGATGGGCCAATTTGCAGAAGCAAAAGAGTGCGAAGAATGTAACTGCGCACCTTGTGAATGTGATACAAACGAAGACGATGTACAAGAAGCATACATCAAGACATCAAAAGATGCAAGTGATGCACTAGGTGTGTTACGTGGTAAAGGCAAAAAGATTGAAACCGGAGATGACGAGTACGACGGCAACTTAGCAAACGAGTATGCAAGCGATGTATGGGATGTATATTCTTGGATTGAAGCAAAAACTAATGGGTTCCAAGGCATAGATCCAAAGTTCCAGTCTGCAATCGATGACATGATGACACTACGTGGCGAAGCAAAGAAACTAGAAACTAAGCCAGGCTCGGGTAAGAACGGCAAGTTTGGTAATCAAATTGTGAACACATTATATCCTGTAATGCAGTATATTGATGCACACGATTTTAATCAAGACGAAGACGACACAGAAGAAGGTATGGATCCTAACGAACAAAAGACACCATTAGGCGAGTTCATCCTTAGTTACTTTGATCGTGAGAATGGACAATTTCCAAAAGGCGAAACAGCAGTACTAACTATGGTCGAAAAAGACTATGGTGAGCAGTTTATAGATCCTGCTAAGGCGTTTATTGAACAAATACAAGCAAAATTTGACGAGCACCAGATGCGCACACAGCCACAGCAAATGGAAGACGAAGTTGACGAAAACTTTACACAGGCAGCAGCAGCAGCGGCTAGAGCACATCAGTCAGAGTTTGAATATCCTAAAGGATCAGGCAAAATGCATCCTGTAAAGATGAGCAAAGGCACAGCACACGAAATAAACGACGATTATGATAGAATTCGTGAGTTAGCAGGACTACGCTAACTCGCTTATAAGTTTTATTTCTTTTTCTTTAAAAAAGACTTGACATTGTTCAGTATCTGTTATATAATAATAACTGTGCTGTAACATTAAAAGGCACTTGTAGCAATAATGCTGCAACATTTAGGCAATAACAACGAAAGAGGCATATAATTATGGCATCATTAGCAGAAATCAGAGCTAAACTTAAAGAGCAAGAAACACGCTCATCAGGCGGCGGACAGAATCAAGGTCCAAACCCAATTTACCCATTTTGGAATATTAAAGAAGGCGAATCAGCAACGATGCGTTTCCTTCCAGATGGCAACACAGATAACACTTTCTTCTGGGCAGAACGTTTGATGATCAAACTTCCGTTCGCAGGTGTTAAAGGTGATACATCATCTCGTCCAGTACAAGTACAAGTTCCTTGTATGGAAATGTACGGCGAATCATGTGGTATCCTTGCAGAAGTACGCGGTTGGTTTAAAGACGCAAGTCTTGAAGACATGGGCCGTAAGTATTGGAAAAAGCGTTCATACGTATTCCAAGGGTTCGTAAACGATAATCCTATCGCAGACGACCAAGCACCGGAGAATCCAATCCGTAGATTCATTATTGGCCCACAGATCTTCCAGATCATTAAGGCAGCATTAATGGATCCAGACATGGAAGAATTGCCAACAGATTATACTGCTGGTGTAGACTTCCGTTTAAACAAAACTAGTAAAGGTGGTTATGCAGACTACGGCACAAGTAATTGGGCACGTAGAGATCGTCCATTGAACGATCAAGAAATGGCTGCAATTAATACACACGGTTTGTTTAACTTGTCAGACTTCCTTCCTAAGAAGCCAGATGCAACTGCAATCAAGGTAATGCAAGAAATGTTTGAAGCGTCAGTTGACGGTGAAGCATACGATGCAGATCGTTGGTCACAGTACTTCCGTCCAAGTGGCATGCAAGCTCGTACAGGCGATCCGCAAAAAGAAGCAAGTGTAAATGCAACTGCTACAAGTCAAAGTGCACCAGTAGCACCAACGCCAGTAGCAGAAGCAGCGCCAGTTGCCGCTCTAGAACCTACACCGGCAGCCCCAGCTGCAACAGGTGGTGAAGCAAGCGACATTCTAGCAATGAT